ACTTAACAGTGTTAATGGTAAAGTTCTTTTAAATTACAAACAACCAAAAAAAATGCCTAAATTTAATCCTGCTAATAAAAACTTAATTATTACATGGGATATTTTTATGCAAGATTTTCGATGTATTAATATGGAAAGTTGTGAATTAATAAAAACTATTCCAGTTGTAAACGATGAATTCTGGAAATATTTTAATGAAAGTCTGCGATTTATGTCAGTAGTAGAAAAAGAGAGGTTTATGAACGCATGACAAATATATTAAAACTTGAAAAAGACATGGCTTCTATTTTTCAAAAAGATTTAAAGTTTAAAATTAATAATAAAATTTTAAAAGAAGGAAAATTGATATTGTTTTCGTTTAAAGAATTTTATTTACATTTTAAATTACATGTAACAGGAAACACGTACAAATATATAGAACTTCCGTACCCTTATTATTATAAAATAACACCATCATCTATAATGTTTGATTATACAAATAATTCTCTTTCTAAGAACAATACCGATATTGATGTCCTCATTAAGCTTCTCAAACGCGCCAAACATTCAAAATTTTACGATAATACCTTGATCATTGAAATTTCATAATAAAATTATTAAGTGCAAAAAAAGTTTATTTCATATTTTCCTGACGAATATTCTCCGAGCAAATGCCAAGTTGAATTAATTAATAAAGTAGAAAAAGTTTTTACAAAAGGAAAAAAATTTGCTATATGCTGTGCACCAACGGGCACTGGCAAAAGTTTCTTAGGTAAAACGTTATCAAATATAAGCTCAACACCTACAGAGAATTTTTCTAATCTTATTAAGTCATATGATGCGTTTAAGCAAGACTATAACGGTAATTATACAAATGAAATTGAAGCGAGGAGAGAACCCCCTTTTGGTGCTTTTGTTTTAACAATAACTAAATCTTTACAAGACCAATATTTAAAATTGTTTTCAGACAGTAAATTATTAAAAGGCAAAACAAACTACCAATGTCAAATAGATCTAAATTTTGATGTTGAATCCGCTCCATGTATTTTAGTCAATAAATTAAAAGAAGATTGTTGGAAGAAAAATTTATGTCCATATTATACAGCGCGAAACATCGCATTAATAGATAAATTCTCTATTTTAAATTATAAAATGTTTCTCTCTCTGCCAACACACGTAAAGAAAAAAAATTTTTTAATATGTGATGAAGCATCAGAACTTGAAGATGAGTTGGTTAAGCAATTTTCAGCTTATATTGAGTATGATAAACTAAAAAATTATGGTATTGAAATACAACCACTTGTTACTGATAGTCAGCAGAAAACTCGAACTTGGTTGTATGATATCATATTTCAGTTAAGCGAACTTATCAATACATTACAAAATAGATATACAAAAAAAATTACTAATCTCTCACCTATTGATAAAATAAAAATAAGATATTTAAAAAATCTTTTTAATAGTTTGTCTATTATAGAGTCGTTATGGGATGAATGTGAATTTATTGTAGAGAAAGATTTGAGAAAAGCGCATTTTACACCTCTAAAAGTTGACAAACTTTCAAAACATATTTTTGATTACGGTGAAAATATTCTTCTAATGTCCGCAACAATTGTAGATCATAAAAATTTTGCTAAATCTCTAGGTATTAGAGAAGATGAATATGAATATGTTGAGGTTGACTCAACTTTTGATTCGTCCAAATCACCTATTTATGTAACTTCTAAAAATAAACTTAACTATAAAAATGTAAAGACTGAATTACCTGAAGTAGTTAATAAGATAAAACAAATTTGCGATTTTCATAAAGATGAAAAGGGTATTATACATACACATACTATGGAAATTACTGAATATTTAAAAAATAGATTCAAAGATGACACCCGGTTTTTATACAGAGATATTGGTTCTAAGAATGAAGATATATTAAAAGAACATTCATCTAATAGTATATCCACAGTATTAGTTTCGCCTTCTTTAGCCTACGGTATAGACCTAAAGGATGATTTAGCGAGATTCCAAATTATTGTTAAGTTACCATATTTGCCTTTATCTTCAAAAAGAATAAAAAAACTGTTTGATAATGATAAGAGTTGGTATATCGATAAAATGCTAAATTCGTTAATACAAGCATGTGGAAGAGCCACAAGAAGCAAAAACGATTACTCCACTACATATATACTAGACGGTAATATAGTAGATGTTATTAAAAAACATAAGGAAAAACTACCAAAATACTTTATTGATAGATTTGTTTAATAAATAAATACATATATGGGTCAAATATCATTAGAAGGTCAAGCATTAGCGCTACATAATATAAACACAACAGGGTTTATATATAGAACAGGAGACAGCACTTTCACAAGAGCAACTACAGGCGCTACAACAGCTAATAATTTACCTATTTTTAGTGGTGTACCTGCCAGCAGTGTCGCTACTGGAACACCTGGCCAGGTGGCAATCGCCTCTAACGGTACTTTTATGTATGTATGTACCGGTACAAATCTCTGGGCTAGAGTAGCTTTACAAGCATACTAATTAAAAATTTATATATTAAGATATAAATATTATTATGGCATTACGTCTTTTAGTCGAAACACCTTCCCCAGAAGAATTTGAGTATATACTGGAAGACAAGAACTCAAAGGGCCCTGCCAATCTTTTTATTAAAGGCCCTTATATGATGGCAGAAGGCATAAACAAAAATAATAGAATTTACGATTTGAAAGAAATGGCTAAGGAAGTTTCTCGTTACACCGAAGAATTTATTAAGAGCAACAGAGCAATGGGCGAGTTAAACCACCCAACAGCAGCAGATGTAAATCTTGAAAGGGCATGTCATCTTGTTACCGAATTAAAGCAAGATGGTAATGTTTTTTATGGTACTTCAAAAGTGCTTTCTACCCCCATGGGTATGATTGTAAAGTCATTAATTCAAGATGGTGTAAGAGTTGGTATGTCATCGCGTGCTCTAGGTAAGCTTGAAGAACAAGATAACGGTGTTGATAGAGTCTCAGAAATGAGACTTATCGCTATTGATTGTGTTGCTGATCCATCGTTTCCCAAAGCTTTCGTAAATGGTATATTAGAGTCTAAGCAATTCGTAGTTGGTCAAGATGGCAGGTATGAGGAGGTGTATAATGAATTTGAAAACAGAATTTCTTCTTTGCCTAAAAAAGATTTAGAAACATTTTTAAAGGAGCAAATATCTAATTTCTTTAAAAAAATGACTTTAACAGTATAAATATTATTATGCATAATACGGATAACAATAATAATACTAAGCTTAATATTAGTAAATTCGTAAGAGCAATTTCTGAAAAAAATTACGCCGAAGCAAATAAATATTTAAAGAACGCAATTAACGAGAAAATCAAAACAAAAATCTCGAAAATTGCAAAATAAAAAAATTATGAAAGAAGTAAAAGACGTATTAAAGACAGCAGCCAAGGATATCCTTTCTGAGGATACTCTTAATGAACTACAAAATATTTTTAATGAAGCAGTAGCAGAAAAAGTTAAACTACATGTTGAAAAAGCATTACTAGAGCAAGATGATGATTATTCTAATAAGCTTGAAAAATTAGTTGCTGCTCTTGATGTAGACCATACAGAGAAATTAACAAAAGTTTATGAAGCAGTAGTTGCAGATCATGCAGCAAAATTGCATAATGTTATCAACAAATACGAGGCCGATTACAACGGTGATGCAAAGAATTTCAAACAAAATTTAGTTGAGAATATTTCTAATTATTTAGAACTTTATATTGATGAAGCAATACCTGCTGCAGCAATTAATGAAGCTGTTAAGAACAAAAAATCAAATCAAATTCTTGAACAAATAAAGAATGTTCTATCTGTCAATGAAGCTTCAGTGAATAATTCAATTCGTGAAGCTATTATTGATGGCAAGAATCAAATCGATGAAGCTAATAAAAAGCTTGAAGCCGTTCTCTCTGAGAACAAGGAATTAAAGTCAAAAATGGAAAAACTAGAAGTTAATAAACTAGTTGCCGAAAAGACTAAGGATATGAATCCAGAAGTAGTTGAAAAAGTATTCAAGCTACTTAATGGTAAAGATCCAAAGTTTGTAAAAGAAAATTTTGACTATACAGTTAAGATGTTTGAAAAAACAGAGAACGAACGGCTTGAAACTCTAGCTTCTGAAGCAGTAAATGACTCGCAAGCGGTTGAAGTTGATCGCCCGGTAATTGAGGAATCAGCTAAACCAACTGCTAATGAAAATGAAGTTGATGCGTCTGCTGCCTTCTATCTAAAAGAATTAAGCAAGTATTAATTTTGTAGAGTTTCTGAGGTTTTAAACCTGAACAGATATTTAATTGGTCGACTAATCGTTTTGGAGAAACTTATTCAATTATGAAAAAAGTTGTACGTCCTTCGCAATCATATATCGATGAATCAAGAGCATCAGCTCTTCTTGAGAAGTGGAGTCCAGTATTGGATTACACATCCAAGAATGTAACTGCCATCGAAGATGATCACACACGCTTGAACACAGCCATTCTCTTGGAAAACCAAGAGCAGTGGTGCTTAAGGGAAGCAGGCCCAAATTATGTGCCTTCATATCCCGGTACAGCAGGTTCTTTAGCTAACGGCTCAGCCGGTGGTTCACTTGGTAAATTCAACACAAGCAATTGGGTTGATAATCCAGATGGCACCCCCGGTACTGACAATTACGCAGCAGGTGACTATCGTCTTCCTAAGATCTTGATCCCGATGATTCGCCGTACTTTCCCAGAACTTATCTCTAATGAAATCGTTGGCGTACAGCCAATGTCCGGCCCAGTAGGGTTGGCATTTGCTCTACGTTATCGCTACGATCAAACAGCACTTGGTAACGGTGTAGATGGTCAACCATCAGCAACCGATACTACAGTAGGCACCAACTACGGTGCACCAAATTCCGATGGAACAGATAAACAAGAGTTGGGTTACCAACTTCTTGATACACGTTTCACCGGTACATCATCAGCTGGTCTTTCAGGTAACAGCGCATTCAGCATCCTTGGCACTGACCAGGGTGTTGCACGCATCCTAAAGAACTTCGAATTGACAGGTCAAATCCCTCAAATCGTTGTTTCTTTCGAAAAGACAGCAGTTGAAGCTGGTACACGTAGATTAGCTGCTCGCTGGTCCGTAGAATTAGAGCAAGACCTTAAGAACATGAACGGTATTGACATTGACACCGAATTGACAAATGCTATGAGCTATGAGCTACAAGCAGAAATCGATCGTGAAATGATCATCCGCATGATCCAGGTTGCTCTAAACGCAGGCTCAAGTACAGGTTATTCTGTATGGAGCCCAGCATCTGCAGACGGCCGCTGGCTTGTTGAGCGTAATCGCGATTTCTATCAGAGATTAATTATCGAAGCTAACCGTATTGCTGTTCGTAATCGTCGTGGCGCTGCCAACTTTGTTGTTGCCACCCCACGCGTTTGCGCTATCCTCGAAATGCTCCCTGAATTCCAGTGGGTACCAGTACAGGGTAATGTAAATACACAGCCAGTCGGCGTAGCTAAGGTAGGTTCTCTGGGCGGACGCTTTAACGTATACCGTGACACACGTACTGAGGCTCAGTATCAATCCGGTGCTCGTCATCAACCACTCGAGTATGCCCTCTTGGGCTACAAGGGTCCGGAATTCTACGACACAGGCATTATCTATTGCCCATACATTCCTGTTATGGTACAACGTACAATTGGCCCGAACGACTTCGCTCCTCGCGTTGGTCTATTGACCCGCTATGGCGTTGTTGACAACATCTTCGGTGCTAACTTGTACTATCACGTTATCATCATATCAGGTCTAGGCGTAGCCTTCACCCCTGGTACACAGTCCGTCTACTTCTAAAAAATAGAAGATAGATCGCTAAAAAAGAAAACATTTTCACCTAGTAAGTCCTAGGAAATTTAAAAAAGGGCATCTTGCGGTGCCCTTTTTTATTGTTTGAATGAATAAATAATATTATGTCAAATATAATAGATAAACTTAAAGATAAATTTGAAGAGTTATTAAAAATAGCTCAAGAAAATGCTAAGGGTGTCAATAAATAATTATATGGCCTCAATAGTATTTACACATCAAGTTTCAGTACCTACACAATATAACCCAACTTCACTAAACCTTTCAACATCAGCGTTTGACGAAGCAGGTTCATTTATTGGAG